TATTGTGGTAATGTAGATGATATAGGATAGAATGAACCTTCAAGCTTATCGCTACGCAAACTACATGTACTGTGAACAAGATCTGTAAGTCCAGAGTGTAACTTAGCATTATCGATTAAAAGATGGTTAGAGTCGTCACCTTGAATACGCATTCTCCAGTTATACTTACCATTACTATCCATATGGGTTCCATATACTCTTTTCCAAATACGCGTCCAATGGATCCAATTAATCACAGATCCTACTACTGATGTTAATGGATGACCGGAAGGTATACCATTGGTACATTCATATATAACACCAGGTGGGCATACAATATTTTTATTGATAATACTTGTTGCAATAAAATACCATATGTAATCGTATTTTTCGGTATCTGGGAATATTGATCTTAGAACTGAACATGCAGTTAGAACGGATTCTGAGTCGATAGTAGCATCATAGTTGTTCCAATCTGATGATAACATCAAATCGTACTGTTCTTTGTTGCCATAAAATTTCAAATAGTCAAGTTTATCGAAACTTTTACCTATAAAAATCTTATTATCAGGATCCATTCGAATAGCTAAAGTACAAATTTGAGCAATCAGACCACCGATTAATGTTAATAATTCTTCAGGAGCAAGTACAGGGCGCGTACCTTTATTTATACCTTCTTCTGTCATTTTGATATCTTTAGCTCTACCAAGAATTTTCCATAAGCCACAATATTTAACACTTTTAGTACAAAGTGAATCGAATACGATTTTTGCAGCTGGTAGAGTTGACATTAAGGTCTCCCTGCGCGTTTTACCAAAATAATGTGATGTCATGATACCTGGAAATGAATCTTTATTCATAGTAACAAAGTCTAAATGGTCAGAATTGATGTCGAAGTCAATAAGTTTCAATGATAAATCATGCAGATCACAAGACAGAACATCTTGTAAAATTTCTTCAGCTTTAAATTTATTGGTCGTAGCGTTACCATTCACCATATTTCTGAATGAAGGCTGATTAGTCATGAAAACTCCATCTACAACAACACGATAATCCTGAAGTTCTTTAATAACTGAATTGTATATAGATTCATCTATAGAATATCTATGTTCAGAGATAAATTTTAAGAATTGATTATTATGGATCAATTTCTTTGGAGGAATTGAACCAATTCTAAAGAATGTAGTACCAACATATTTTGAATATTTTCCAATCATAAAATTATTGTCGATCTTCTTCCTATGTGATACAATACATGGCATACCTCCAACTAATTTCCAGGTAGCCTGTTGTATACCAGGAACACTATACATCTTTGTAATATTAGAAAAGAAGCCCAATCTTCCATAATGCTTCTCCTTTCTAATAACAAAATTAGTATAGAGCGTCTTAGTAATCGATTTATAAACTGGAATCTTATTAGACTTATGAAGAAAGTAAGTGTTAGGCCTTGGAATAATAGGCCGCCATGATAGACCACTTGTTCTACCAAAGCGCTCACGAAAGAACTTTATGAAACGAAAACCTAGCGTCGAGCACCGAGCTGGCTGGAGAAATCCAGATTTCCGTCTATGATAGCATTAGTATCAGAACCCTTACGATACTCTTTAAACAAGTACGCAATATATTCTGAATGTAACTTCTTCACATATTCTCTACGAGTCACTCTAGAACCATCATCATGAAGTAGAATACTTGATTCTTCTTCCTCATATTTGACAATTTTGAACTGATACTCCATTGGTAGCTGTGACGTTTTCACTGTTAAAATTCGAAGCAGTTTATCTTTACATAATGATTCTCTGATTTTATCACCTTTAGCAGTTTCTCTTTTCATAATTTCTGAAAAGTTGCGAGCAGCTTTGGCGATTTCAGAACTTTCATCAGCTAATGATTTGTTATATGTAGTAAGCTTATCTTTAATAAGTTTAAACTCATTAGCTGATAGTAATGATCTTGCGACTTCAGGAATTTCATATGTAAGACGGAAAGTTTCCATTATATCAGCGAACCATCTTTTGAGTGGATCAGATCTAGATATGAACTCATTAACTTGGTCATACGTGATATTAGCATAGTCAGGAAAGTCTCTTCTGAAGCAATCAAGAATATAGTCTGTTCTTGATACACCAGCGGCTAGAACAGTTCTTTCGTAGTCAGATTTAATACCAACATCCTTTGAATCGTTCAACTCAGTCATGAATCCGGGAATATTTTGCATAACTCAACTGCTACGCAATCGAGTAATTGGTATTACTTACGATGTAAATAAGACAATTAAGGAATTAAGTATTAAAGATGGCAACTGATCTAGCCACATTCACAATGAAGGAACGTGATTCAATCAGGAAACAAGC